GACGACCGGATCAAGGGCGTCACCGACGCGAGGCTCAACGCTCTCTTCTCGCTGCCTCTCACCTTCGAGTCGAACGGGAACGACGCGGCAGCAACGGCTCTCGAAAAGGGCTGGAAGACGATGTTCCCGCGGTCGCAGCTGCGGTCGCTGATGAAGTGGGGGCTCTACCTCGGGTTCGGGCTCGGCCAGCTGCTCTGGGACACCGGAGACATGGCGACGCCGCGGCTCAAGGTCTGGCATCCGCAGTACGTCTACTGGCGCTGGGACACCCGCAGCTACTGGGTGACCACGATGCAGGGCGCGGTCGAGGTCGTCCCGGGCGACAAGCAATGGGTGCTCTACACCCCGTACGGCGAGCAGCTCGGCTGGCTCGACGGCCTGGTGCGGTCGCTGGCCATCCCGTTCATGTGCCGCCAGTGGGCCTATCGCGACTGGGGCCGCAGCTCGGAAGTGCATGGCTTGCCGATCCGCGCCGGCGTCGTGCCGGCCGCAGCGAAGCGCGAGGACAAGGACCGGTTCCTGCAGGACATCGCAGCGCTCGGCCGCGAGTCGGTGGTGCTCCTGCCGCGGGCATCGGACGACGACCAGTTCGACCTGAAGCTCGTCGAGGCGGCGTCGGATTCGCACAAGACGTTCATGGAGCTGATGCAGCAGTGCAACAGTTCGATCGCCATCACGCTGCTCGGCCAGAACCTCACCACCGAGGTCAACGGCGGAAGTCGCGCGGCGGCCACGGTGCACGACAGCGTCCGCGGCGACTTTCTCAAGGCCGACGCCGAGTCGACGTCGGACTGCCTGCGAGAGCAGGCGCTGAAGCCGTGGACGGTGCTCAACTTCGGTTCGGACCCGGAGACAGCACCGCGGCCGAAGTGGAACGTCGATCCACCCGAGGACAAGACCGAGAAGTCGCTGGCGCTGCAGCAGTTGGCCACCGCACTTCAGACCTTCAAGTCCGCGGGCGCGCCGGTCGATCAGCGGGCTGTGCTCGATGAGTACGACCTGCCGATGCTGTCGGTGGCCGACGCCGCGGCGGCTCAAGCAGCAGACCAGGCCGCAGCGCAAGCGACCGCAGCAGCGGCCGCGAAGGCAGCGCCAGGATCGAAAGGGCAGGGGCCCGCGGCGGCAGCGAAATGACGCGCGACGAAGCCAGAGCAAGCATGCTGGATGAATTCATTCAAAACGGCGCCGTCATCGACCCCGAGACGTCCGTCCTGCGGGCTGCAGCCATTGTTCGTACGGCCGACCCTTGCAGGGATGGCTGGCGTGAGAGCGCATGGCCTCGGCCGGATCTCATGCCTGAGTGGACGCAGCCCACACGAGGCCGATGATGAACCGCGCAACCCTTTCCATCGAGCTCGACGCGGCCGGCAAGGCGCCTCCCACCGAGTTCCGGATCTTCGCGTTCGGCGAGATCGAGACGACCAAGGGCACGTTCAAGTTCGACGGCTCGTCCGCCAAGGCGGTGATGAGCAAGGTCGCCGACTGGGGCAACGACTACTGCCTCGACTACGGCCATTCGATGCTGTCGTTCTTCACGGTGGACCCGGCCGAGTCGATGAAGGCCGCCGGGTGGTTCAAGCCGGAGCTGCGCAACGGCGAGCTCTGGGCGTCGAAGGTGCAGTGGACCGACAAGGCCGCGGCGATGCTCTCAGCGCGCGAGGCCAGGTACGTCTCACCCGCATTCAATTACGACGAGGACGGCGCCATCGTCGAACTCGTCAACGTCGCGCTGACCAACATCCCGGCGACGAAGAAGCAGCCACCCCTGATGGCCTCCCGTGCTGGTGAGGCCGACAAGAATCCCAAGAAGGAGAAGTCCATGTCGAAGAAGATCTCGCTCGTCATCTGCGGCGCCCTCGGTCTCTCGGCCGACGCGGACGACGCCTCGATCCTCGCCAAGCTGTCCGCGCTGCAGGCCCGCGCTCGCGTCGCCGACGACCTCGAGAAGGCCGACGCTGCCACGGAGGCGAAGCTCAACGCGCTCACCGGCAAGACCAGCTTCGGCGAGTCCCTCGGCGTGGTCCAGTCGTGGAAGGACTCGGCCGCGACGGTCGTGACCCTCTCGACCAAGATCGTGGAGCTCGAGCAGAAGGGCCGCGAGACCGAGGTGCTGACGATGGTCGAGCTGGGCGTGAAGGAAGGCAAGATCGCCCCCGCGCAGAAGGAGATGTGGCTCGAGCGCGGCAAGAAGGACCCCGAGTTCCTCAAGGGCTTCCTCTCCACCGCCTCCCAGGTCGTCCCCGGCAAGGAAGGCGCCGCGCAGGAGAAGGCGAAGGGCACCACCGTGGAGCTGTCGGCCGAGCAGAAGAAGGCCGCCGAGAAGCTCGGGATCAAGGACCCGGACGTCCTCGCCGCCATCGGGCAGTCGATGACCGAGAAGGCCGACCACGTCACCGCCGCCGTCGCCGCGAAGGCCGCCGCCGCCGCCGCCGCCGCCGCGCGCAAGTAATACCCGCCGCTACCGCTTCCGCATTTCACCCGTTCCACGCGGCGCGCATGCGCTGCAGGAGACACCCGCATGGCCGCTCTGACCGGATACCGCAACACGCTGAAGATGAAGGACACCGCGGTTGCGGACCTCCTCTTCGTGCCCATCGCCGACAACGTCAAGATCTTCGTCGGCAGCCAGGTCGCCCTCGACATCAACGGCCGCGCCGTTCCCGCTGGCACCGCCGGCGCCGTCGGCCCCGTGGTCGGCCGCGCAGAGGTGCCGTACCAGCCTCAGGCGATCGGCGTGAACCCGCAGCCGAACAGCGTCTACGACAACACCGTGGTCGGCCACACCGCCGGCGCGCTGAACGTCGCGGTGCGCCAGGGCATCTTCAAGTACGCCAACAGCGCCGCGGCGGACCTGATCGGGCAGGCGAACCTCTTCCAGGACTGCTACGCGGTCGACGACCAGACCGTGGCGCTGACCCCCGGCGCCGCTGGCCGCTCGCGCGCCGGCAAGGTGCTGCAGGTCGACACCGACGGCGTCTGGGTGTCCTACGGCTCGTTCCAGCAGGGCGGCTTCGCCGGCCAGACGCTGGTCCTGCCGGTGACCCTGGCCTCGCTGGTGGTCGGCGGCGGCACCATCGCCGGGCCGTTCACCCCGGGCTACTGGGGCAAGATCCAGTCGATCGCCTACGTCGCCCAGGTCGCCGGCGCCGGCGCGGGAGCGACCTTCGCTTGCAACCTGCAGATCGGCGGCGTCTCCACCACTGGCGGCGTCTCGACCATCACGCTCGCCAACACCGGCTACGCCGCGGCTCCGGTCGCCGGCACCGCCATCACCGCCGCCAACATCCTCATCCAGCTGGCCGCGTAGGCCGGCTCGACTCAACCCACCCACCTCACCAGCTGCAGCGCCGCCCGCATGGGTCAGGCGCAAGGAGTCCCGTACATGCCCTCGAAGACCCGTCGCATCGCACTGGGAGTGATGCTGTCCCTGTGCGCCCTCATGCTGGTGCCGTTCATGCCGGCCGACTATTTCGCCCGTTCCTTCATCGCGGGCGTCGTCACCTGGGTGATCTCGCGCCTGGTGATGAAGGAACGCGACCTCGTTGGCGAGGCGCGGGGTCGCGGCGAGCTCGCCTTCTCGATGGAGCTCACCCAGGGCAACATCGACTTCCTGTTCTACGGCTACCAGTCGATCGTCCAGAACGCGCTGCTCGCGACGACCACGTACTGGCAGCAGATCGCGAGCGCGACCAGCTCGAGCACCAGGCAGGAGGTCTACGCCTGGATCGACCGCATGCCGCTGATGCGGGAGTGGCTCGGCGAGCGGCAGGTGCTGAACCTGAGCTCGCGCGCGTACGTCCTGCCGAACAAGGACTACGAGGCGACCCTCGAGCTGGACCGCAACGTCATCCTCGACGACAGCTACGGCATCTACAACACCCGGGCCGCGATGCTCGGGATGAGCGCCGCGCTGTGGCCGGACCAGATCGTGATCGCGGCGATGCAGGCCGGCGACGCGACGGCGAGCCTCTGCTACGACGGGCAGCCGTTCTTCAACGCCAGCCACCCGCAGGATCCCGACAACGCCGCCTCCGCGGTGCAGTCGAACCTGTTCACCGCGGCCGGCTCCGGCGCGACGCTGCTCACCTCGACGAACTTCGCCACCGTCCGCGCCGCCCTGATGGCGTGGAAGGGCGCGAACGGGTTT